CTACCAATTATTTACCTGTTTTAATAAATTATTTATAATTTTAAGTGTAATCTAAAATAGAAAATAGTTCTTTAAAAAATTTCCCAAGTGAACGGGACATACCCCTAAGCGTAAGAACCCTATATCTAAGCTGAGTTTCTTTTTGTCGCTTCGGCGCGTTTTAAGATGTCAGGACACCATCGCAAGAAGGTAAATATAGTAAGGAGAGAGAAAGCCCGCTGGTCGATTAACTTACTCTCCCTAGTCTTTCTTTAGTTTAAAAAAAACTAAATATATATATGCGGCTACTAAATGTGTTATAGAGCCGCATAATATATATGAAATTAAACCTAAATCTTCTATTAATGGATTATATAAAAAACTAAAAAATAATCCTATCCAAAAACTACTGCATTCTGGGCATAATAAAGGTTTTCTTACATAAGGTATCTTTGCTATTATATTTCTAATTGGTATAAATATCTCTGCAAAATTCCACATAAAAGCCAAACTTAAACTTAAAATTAAATAAGTTAAAACATCAAAAAATATCATAAAAAGAATACGTATATATATTCATCATCAAATTTTATAGTAGCAAAAGATCTATATATAGCTTTTTCTTTAATTAATTTATCTTTAAACTCTGCCCATTCAGATATCTTTACCTTTTCAACAACGCCTGCGTATTGTTTGCTAGTATATTTAGATTTAATCGTTTCTAGGTCTATATTTATATTATTATTGTTAATAAAATCGTTTAAAAATACCGTTACTTTGTCTTTATTTTTTATACAATATGCTTCAATTTTATTTCTGCAGGTACAATTCGGATTAATTACAAAGCTTTCTATATCTGCGTATATCTCTGTAGATACTGCTTGAAATTTGATTTTAAATTGTTTATTAAATAAAAGCTCCAAAACGATTTTAGATAACATTGGGTCAGTAGATTGAATATTCATATCACTAAATTATAAGTATAATTTATATGAATTTCTAAATAAAAATTGTGTAATAATATGTATGTCTTGTCATTCTACTTGTCCAAATGGTAAACTAGAATTTATTTATCCTTTACCACCAGGAAAAGTGGATGCAAATGGAAACGCATATTTAATATGTTGTTCTTGTCCAGACGAAGACGAGGGGTAAAGATAAAATAAAAAAAATAATTAAAAAGGTGTAATATTCAATATATGAGTTATATTTATACATTTAAAGACACTCCAGTAAGATTTACTTATGGAGGAGCTGTTTCAGCTCTTTCTGTAACTAATGTCTCTTTTTCAAGCACTAACAGTATAACTCCTGTTAAGAGTTTAGGTAGAAAACAAGCATATTTTCATCAAGTAACTTCAGACTCTGTCATACATAACGTAAATGTAACTTATAATATTCAGAATGATGATCCTCTTGCAGCAGTGATTAGCGATATAAAAAATCGAGGAGTAGGATCAAATCCTCAGTTTACAGACGCAGCCTCTTTTGCAACTACGTGTTCTATCAATATAGGTGGATTACTTTACTCTGGAATGTATCTAGATAATTTTTCTTTTAGCGTAGAACCTAACGCAATCGTATCCGCGCAAGCTTCATTTTTCACTTACGACCCCCCAAGCGGTCAGACGGGTAGAGATTATACATTTGCCAGTACATTAAATAATCAAAATTTCTTGCATGGTTCAAGAAGCACTACAAATCTGACTCCAAATACATATGAAGGTCAAGCAGAAAGTTATGATGAACTATTTAGTATAGCTTATAATTTTAGAGCAGAGTATCTTCCTGTAAAAATATTAAATTTTAGACGACCAAAAACAGTAAAACTCAATGGCGCTTCTGAGGAATTTGAATTAAGTGAATCCCTTTATAGAAGAATATTATACACAGGAGAATCTCGCAATATACAATTTGATCTTCAAGCGATATGTTGCCCAAGCACAAATTACAGAGTAAATATAACAGGAGCACAAACCGTTTCAGTAGAAGGAACAAGCGCAGTTGATGGAATAACGACAGCGAGAAGAAGATTTACTAAATTCTATTAATGTTCATTTCTTTTAAAGATGTTCCAGTAGTTGTAACTTTAGAAGAATTCACTCCAACTCTTCAAAATAATCCATTCTATGGAAACTTTACTGGTTATTCCTTCGCCGCAGAGTCTGTTAATATAACTAGAGATTCAAGCACAAATTTTTATTTTGAAGAAAAAAGTCCATTACTTGGTAATTCTTGGCCATATAAAAAACATAATATAGCTTCTGCTTCTGAAGGCCCAACCACTACGATTGATATATCATATTATATGTCTGTTCCGGAAGAAGCGATTTTCTTTATTGCTATGACTCCTTCATTTAGATCTCTAAAAAGTAATTGCGTAGCGTATCATAATCAAAATCTTAGTGATGAATATGTGACAGATAAAGATTTGTCAAATGAAGTAATGAAAAAATACACTTTAGCTTTTGGAAGCGGAATCTTTCAAAGATCTTATTTAAGATCTTACTCTTTTGAGGTAACTCCAAACAACATTATCAAAAGTAATATAAGTTTTATTAGTTACTCGCCATTTTCAGGTTTTAATCCTAATTTTGTTCCTAACTTAGCAAGTATAGGCGTAGGTAATTCATATAAAATAAATACAGCAAATAATACACAAAGAAATTGGTGCCCTGCAGAAAGTTTTAATTTTAAATTATTTGAAAAACATATTACGGGAACATCCGATACTAAAATAGTTGATTCAATAAGTGGAAATCTATTAAAATATAACTATGTATATAAAGCAGATATTCAACCAGTTTATAGATTTACTGAAAGATATCCTTATAGAATTATTTATAATAAAGAAGAAATTTCTATGGAAGTAGATATTGATTATCAAAGTTTTGGAATTCTTGATCCATTACTTTATACTTATAAAGCGCAAATAGAGATAAATAATTTTTCGGACTCGACTCTTCAACCAAGAGGCGGAGGATCTAATATTCATTATGGTAATTGCTTTTTAGAGCTAGAAAGTGGGGCGTTAGTTACTCGACAGGCAAACGTAAAAAATAATGATATTGTAAATAATAGATTTTCTTTAAAATATTACGTATAATAAATATGATTGAGGGAACCGCTTCTATTTTTCGAGAGAAGATATTAATAAATGCGAATTTAGAAAATTTTACCGTAGGTATTAATAATTCTATTTTATTTAAAGATGACTTCTTAAGTTTTACTGTTAAAGGATTTTCGAGGTATTTTATTGAAAAATCATTTGAAAAAATTGAAGAAAACGATAAAATATATGTATTTAAAAATTGCGAAGATCTATTTGAAAAAGATTTTATAGATTTAGAATATATTGAATTTGAACTATCTAGTTATTCGGAAGTTTTAGAGCAAAACGGAAATTTCTTTATATCTCAAGAATTTAGCCCAGAAAAAGGAATAGAGTCTTGGTCGAATAAGACTATATTAAAAGTAAAAAATATTGATCAAAATAATAGAATAGAATTAGACATTATAAATAGAGGAAGATATACAATTCCTCCAGAGAAAGAAGCTTTTTTTGTAAGTGAAAATGGAGCAAGATTAAAAATAGATCATATTTATGATGATTCTGGAGAAAGAAAAGTCCAATCTAATATTATAAAACAAATCTTAAAATATAAAGATTATGCAATTATTGAGCTTAATTATCCTTTGCAGAAACATATACAAAAGGGAAATTTAAAGACTCAAAAAATTTTAGTTGATGCTCATGAGAATCCAGAGTATTATGATAAAAAAAACAAATCATTTATATTGTTAAAAAATTATTTGCCTAATCTTGATATACATTACGACGGTTTAGATGATCCATTTTGGGATATATTTTTAAGAAATTTATTATTAAAAGTTGATAAGAAAATAGCAGATTTAGAAAATAAAATTAAAAAATTATCTAATTAATCTTTTGGATCTTTAGGCATATTAATAGAGATATTAATTGAAGTTTCTATCGTTGGCATAAACTTATATGAATCTTCTTTCCAACTTGGACCAGGTAAGTTAAAAGGATTAAATATCGTTCTTTCTGGATCACTAAATCCAGATGCGGTTTCGCCTAAATTTAAAAAAGTAGATGATTGTATAGCGTTTTCTTCGCTAGGAAATAGCCCCGTAGTATCTCCGGTAGCCAAAGACGTTGAGGAAGATATTATTGCTTCTTCAGAAGCCCGAAATATATAAGCGTCTCCTGCTCCTGCTAAAGCTGTAGGATTAAATATCGTTCTTTCTGGATCACTAAATCCAGATGCGGTTTCGCCTAAATTTAAAAAAGTAGATGATTGTATAGCGTTTTCTTCGCTAGGAAATAGCCCCGTAGTATCTCCGATAGGTAAAAACGTAAGTGAAGAGATTGGGTCTTCTTGTGCGGGTTTTAATTTAAAAACTTCTTGACTATTTCGTAATTCGTTTTGATTTAATATATTCGTTTCTTTCGATGGGAAAATAGAGTTTGCATCACCTATTGGTAAAATATTTGCTCCAGAAACTAAATCTTCTCCAGAAACAATAGGTTCTGTAGCTAATTCTCCCAATGGAAGAGGATTTGAAAGAGGTGGGGTTCTTTTATTGTAAAGAAAAGCGTGATATTTTATTTTGACATCAGAAGAAGATGATACATCTCCACCAAACGACTCCCCCATAAATAATGCCCCAGAGAAATCAAACCTAAATAATTCTTCTTCTGGTTTTTTGAATTTATTAAATACAATTTTAAAATCATCTACTTTATATTTACAAATTAAATCTTTAATATTTTTAAGATTATAATCATCCGCTTTAATACCAAATTCTATTTCTACAATAATTGGAGGAACGACTTTAATCTGAGTAGGGAATACATTACCTAATGTATATATAACATTTTTTTCTGCAGATATATTGAGCTCGAAAGACTGTAAGCGATTAAATTTAAAATCATCTAAATTTATTTCTATATTTGAATAATCTGTTACATCTATGTCGGGTACAGTGATTGACTCTTTAGCTGGTCGATCTATTCCGGTTCCAAAATCCCCAATTGCGCTTATATCTAAATTTAATTGAGGTATTTCGCCTACCGCGCAAGATAAATTATATCTTGTTAAAATACCAGAATTAAAGGCAAAATATTTATTCTTATAGTCTATATGTCCAGAAAAACCTTGATCATAATCAATAAAATTAACAAATTCATCTTTATCTATAAGAAGCTTCGATATATTAATTTCAGCTAAAGAATTGCTATTATTATAATAGCTAACCTTTTCCATCCCTAAATATTTAATTTGTTCTATAGGTGTATTATAACTAGCTGTAAAGTTTTGAACTCCAAGGACTTTCTTGCTATTTATATATATATGCTGATTTTCTTTACTTATTCTAGATAACATTATTATTTATTACACTATTAATAAGTGTAATAAATCTAAAGGTAAAAGGTAAAAAGGTATTTTATGCCAACATTTTCAATATATAATGTTTCTCCTTATAATGGAGCTACTTCATATTCTTTGCATGATATTGTACTATACCAAAATAGATATTATTACAGTTTAAAATATTCAAATACCTCGTTACCTACTGTGGCTAATTCTTGGGGCGGTTATAAGAGTTACTCAACGCCTTACGGAAACCCTGTGGCTGCCCCAGACTTTTTTTGGATTCCAAACTACACATCAGAAATAGAAAATAAAGCTTCTGTAACAATAGTAAAATTTGGAGATGGTTATGAACAAAGAACTCCGGACGGAATAAATAGTTCTTTAATTAAACTAAATTTAACTTTTGAAGGGCGAAGCGAAAAAGAAACTAGAGCTATTGTACATTTTCTAAACGCGAGAAAAGGTACCGAGCCTTTCTTTTTTGCAAACGCATTTCCTTATAATTATGATTCAGTTTCCCAAAATCATCCAAAAAAATTTATTGTAGAAGAATTTACAGTTAGGTCGGTCTATTACGATAATTATAATGTTAGTGCTAAATTTATAGAAACTACTAATATATGAGCGTAAATAATAATTTAAAATTAGCGACAAAAAAGATTTATGAAGAAAGAATAAAACTTAATCCTAGTAATCTTATAGTTTTATACGAACTAGACTTTTCATCTTTAGGTAATGTCAAAAATGATTATGATTTAAAAAATATAAGTTATTCAAATATACCAAATCCATATTTAGGACTTGGAGATATTGATGATTCAGGGATAGTAAGATTTCATAATTTAAATATAAATTTAGAATTAACAAGTACCTCATTAGCAAATGGCAAATTATTTAATCAAATCATTTGGAAAGGAAAAAGATATCTTCCATTCCCAATAAAAACCGAAGGGTATGAAGTAAGTACAAGAGGCACATTGCCAAAACCAAAGATAACATTTTCAAATCAAAATCAAATACCCGATTATGATACATTTTTTAGAATAATAAAAAACTCAATCAAATCTATTGGCGACATTATTGGTCTTCAAGTAACTAGAAGAAGAACATTTTTAAAATATTTAGATGCAATTAATTTTAAAAGTAATGGAGGAATTATAAATGATGATTTGTTCCAAATCGATTCCGACCCATTAGCTGAATTACCACCAGATGTATTTTTTATAGAAAGAAAGTTAAGAGAAAGTAAGAACATTTTAGAATATGAAATGAGTTCTATATTAGATTTAGAAAATATTAAATTACCTTTTAGGACAATGTATTCGCAATCTTGTAGTTTTGAATATAGAGGAGAAGGGTGTAACTATGGAGGAACCTCTCCTTATGCTAGTCAATTAAACGGTGGGAATCCTATAGCTACAGATAAAGACGAAAGAATAACTTCTTTACTTGGAGGAACTGCAATAGTAAATCGTGGTGCTTGGCCAGGAACAGGCACATATTCTAAAGGAGACGCAGTATATATTGAAGTTGACGGAATAAAATATTATTACGTATGCAAACAAAATAATACTAATAGTGATCCTTCAACGGTTAATGGATATCCACCAACAAATGAGAATTACTGGTACAGAGATTTATGTTCTAAAAGATTAATTGGTTGTTATAAAAGATTTAATAGAAGTAGTCCTGCGGGTATTCCTTTCGGAGGTTTTCCTGCTACAAGCAGAGGAGGCGAGACATAATTTATGGTTGATGTTGAACTTCATGGTATACTAACAGAAAAAATTAGAAAAAGTAAATGGAAACTTGACGTACGAAGCGCTTCAGAAGCTATAAGAGCGATAGAAGTAAATACTAAACAATTATATAAGACTTTAATAGATCTTGATAAAGAGAATATAAAATATAGAGTTTTAATAAATAAAAAAGATTTTAAATGTTTAAAAAATGAAAATGAAATTAAAGATGATTTAGATAAAGTATTAAACTCTAATCTTCTAACAAGCTATGAAGAATCTGAACTAAAATCTATAGATATTGTGCCTGTAATTGAAGGTGGCGGTGGATTTTTTAATGCTATTGCTGGAATATTTTTAGCTGTGGTTGGTGTGGCTTTATTATTTTTACCTGGAACTCAGATCCTTGGCGCTGCTTTATTAATCGCTGGAATTGGTTTGGCTGCTTCTGGATTTTTATCGCTATTGTCTTCTCCACCTCCATATGTTGCTCCAGAATTTAGCGCTCCAAATGTCGCTGGTAGTAAAAATGGAGGAGGAAAATCATATTTATTCGATGGTCCTACCAATACGGCTGGAGAAGGAGGTCCAATACCTATTGGTTATGGAAGATTGCTTGTGGGGTCTAAGACTATTTCTGCTTCTTACAATACAAATTATGTTCCAAATACCCAAAACCAAAGGACGACATAAAGTGACTAAAAAAGATTTAATTAAGAATCAGTTAGTAAAAGGTGCAGGATGTTTTACAAAAAATACAAAAATATTAACTCCTAATGGTTATAAAAATATACAAGATATTAAGATCGGAGATGAAGTTTTTTGTTTCGATAAAAATTTAAATTTAAAAACTAGCAAAGTTACTCAAACATTCATACACCCTAAAGAAAAAGTCTTAAATATATATTTAAATAAAGATAAAATAACAACTACGCCAAATCATCCGTTTCTAAATTCAAAATATGAATTCCAAGAAATAGGTAAGTTTAAAGTTGGAGATTATGTAATAGATAAAAATAAAAATAAATTAAGAATTGATAAGATTAAATTTTTAAAAATTTTAAAAGATGTATATAATTTTACGGTTGATGTTCATAACACCTATATTGTTAGTGATAGAAATATATTTGTCCATAATAAAGGAGGTGGAGGTTCTCCTCCTCCGCCGCCTCCACCTCCAGATCCACATACGCCAGTTGAAGCGCCCGAAGGCATTAAAATAGATGGATCAAAAAAATTATCTAGAACAGAAACAGAGGTTGTAGATTTAATTTCTGAAGGACCAATAGAAGGTTTAGTAGATGGAATATATACAAATTTTGGAAATATAGGTGAAGTTGGATGGACTAGAAGCGTTAAGAGAAATTATGCCGGAGGTCCTTTAAGATCTATATATTGGAACCAAACTCCATTAATTGACGAAAATGGTAATTATAATTATTCTCAAATAAATTTTCGTGCAAGTAACGGAGACCAAACTACTGCCCAAAATTTATCTTCACCAGTTGGAGGAGGAGGACTTCCATTTGCTTCAAGAACAATAACTATTAATGAGCCTTTAAGATATAGCCCACCAAATTCGTCAGATTTTATTAAAAATTATTCTTTAAAATCTAAATTTGTTAATAAAATTATAGTTAGCATAAAGGTAGAGCAACTTTACGATCAACAAAATGACCCTATGCTTGATAGAGCAAGCTATGGGCCTTACAAACAATCAACTACACTAGGAGATATTAGAGATAGAACAATTAGATACAATTTTAAAATTAGAAAAATTTTAAAATTGCCAGATGGAACTCAACAATCTACTGTAGTAATAAATCAAGATCAAAATAGTGAAGGTAAAATTACTTCTGGTTTTATCCATAGATTTGAATTTGATATATCATCCGCTTATAATCCCGACGTAGAATATGATTCTTTAGTTGGATGGGAAGTCGAAATAAAGAGGACTTCACAAGAAAGTACAGTAATAAATTTAAGAGACATGTGTTCTATTCATGCGATTACAGAGGTTTTTGCAGAAAACTTCATATATCCTAAAGTTGGTATTTTTAGAAGTCTCTTTACTACTGAATATTTTAGTCAAGTTCCTCAAAGAGCTTATGACGTTAAATTATTAAAAGTAAAAGTTCCAAGCAACTATGATCCAATCACAAAACGCTATGCAGGAGATTGGGACGGAACATTTAAATCGAACTTAGAATGGACAGATAATCCTGCTTGGTGTTATTATGATCTTTTGACAAATACTCGTTATGGTTTAGGAAGATATATAAAACCAAATAATGTAGATAAATGGCAAATATATGAGATAGCAAAATATTGCGATACAATTGTTTCTGATGGATACGGAGGAAAAGAGCCAAGATTTACTTGTAATGCTATTATTAATGATTTTTCTGACGCGTATACTCTTGTAAATGATTTTGCTAGCGTATTCAGAGGATTATCATACTATGCAAATGGTTTAGTTTATGTTACAGCTGATATGCCAAAAGATCCGATTACTTTATTTACAAATTCAAATGTTGAAAATGGAGATTTTATATATTCAAGTAGTTCCAAAAAAGTAAGAAATACTGTAGCAGTTATTAGATATAATGATGTTAATAATTTTTATAAACCTGTAGTAGAATATGTAGAAGATCCTGAAGGTATAAGAAAGTATGGGATTAGAAAATTAGAAATAACTGCATTTGGATGTACTAGCCGAGGACAAGCTAATAGATTAGGAAAATGGGCTTTAGTTAGCGAACAGATAGAAACAGAAACTGTTAATTTTACGGTTGGATTAGATTCTTTATATTTAACTCCTGGAGACGTAATAAAGATACAAGACAAAAATAGAACAATTGAACGTTTAGGCGGAAGAGTTTTATCAATAGGCGTTTCTGGAGGATCTCATCATTTTGTTCTAGACCAGCCCTATTCAGATTTGGTTGAATACCTATCTACAATAAATGAGCCTAATTATAGATTTAGTATTCTTACTCCTACTTCAAAAGTCACAGGTAATAGATATAGCGATTATATTAATGAGTATCAAAAGTCAGAAATTCAAACCGGCGCTTTTAATATCAACACTATCTCAATCGCTAGCGGTTATCATCCAGACCCTGCAAGAAAATTAGTTAAATTAAGCTGCAATAAAACATTTGATACATCTAATTATACTCTTTCGACAGGAACAATTTGGACTATAGAAAGAGTAGGCAATGCTAATAGTTGGTTTATTGTCCCAGAAACAGAGTTTTATAGAATCATTTCTGTTACAGAAAATGAAGACGGAAAATATTCTGTTAACGCTATGGAATATAACCCTTCTAAATATGGAGCCATTGAATCTGGACTATCGTTAATAGAAGCTCCCCAACCAGAATTACCATCAATACTTCCGCCTGGATTCCCTTCAACATTTACTTTAAGTCAATCAGCAAATTTATTAGCTATAAATGGAGCGATTGGCGCTCAAAGTCAACCTTCAAATACACATTCAGCTTCTTATTGGCGAGTATACATGAAAAAAGGTTCAAATTTT